GCCGGTAGTGGGGTTGAAACTGCTGATATGAATTTCCGTTTTTTCCCATGTCTAGTGGCTGGGCTTGCGTATTATATTGCGATGAAAGACCCAGCATTGGCAGGGCGAATTCCTATGTTAAAGCAAGAATACGAAGAGCAGTTTATGTTGGCCGCTGGAGAAGACCGGGAAAAAACTCCAGCACGGTTTGTCCCCCGCGGTATGAGGATTTGATATGGGAGCACGGTTTGCATCAGGGCAAAAAGCTAACGGCGTTTGCGATGTTTGTGGGTTTACCTACAAATTACGCGAGCTACGTAATCTGATTGTCAAGAACCGTGATACTAATGTTAAGGCGTGTCCAGAATGTTGGAACCCTGACAACCCGCAGAACGAACTCGGACGGTACCCAGTTGACGATCCGCAAGCCCTGCGTGATCCCCGTCCAGATAATAACCAGTACGCGTCTAGTCGCGCACTTATTGAACCGGTCCGCCCCGCTGTTGGGAGCGGATTTATAGGTACTGTAACGGTAACTGTTATTTAGGAGCAGAAAAATGCGTAAGAAGATGGCAAAACCTAGCAAGAAGAAAGCTATGGGATGTGGCGGTAAGGTACATAAAATGGCCAAAGGCGGCGGAGTTAAAGTGCGCGGCTGTGGTGCAGCAACTAAGGGTACTATAGCCCGGGGGCCGATGGCGTAACTTATGAACTATACTGAGCTGACCCAAACAATCGAAGATACCTGTGAGTCCTCATTCACAGCAGATCAGCTCGCGACTTTCGTTCAGCAAGCTGAGCAGACTATTTACAACACCGTGCAGATACCCGCTTTGCGTAGGAACGTACAAGGTACGTTGACCGCTGGAAATAAGTATTTGAGCACTCCAACTGATTTTCTTTGGACATATTCATTAGCAGTTACCGATAGTGCTGGGAATACGCAGTTCCTACTAAACAAAGACGTGAACTTTATTAGGGAAGCCTACCCTAACGCATCTAGCACAGGGTTGCCTAAGCATTATGCGTATTTTGATGATAGGGCGTTTATTCTAGGACCAGCTCCTGACGATGCTTATACTACCGAGCTGCACTATGGATACTACCCAGAATCTATAGTTACTGCAGGTACGACATGGCTTGGTGACGAGTTTGACTCGGCCCTCCTTAACGGCTCGCTAATACAAGCGGTTCGATTCTTGAAGGGTGAAGCTGACGTAGTACAAATGTACGAAAAGTTGTATCTGCAGGCGATTGGACTACTTAAAAACTTGGGGGATGGTAAACTTCGTGAAGATGCTTACCGTTCTGGGCAATTCCGTACCGCGGTAAGTTAAGGAGATTTACATGGCAATCACACAAGCGATGTGCACGTCGTTCAAAAAAGCTCTTCTCGATGGAGAGATGGACTTTAGTTCAGACACTGTACAGACATTTAAAATAGCACTATACACTTCATCTGCTAGCCTAGACGCGACTACAACCGCGTACTCTGCTACGAATGAGGTAGTAGGTACTGGATATACAGCTGGAGGCAATACGTTGACAGTTGTTGCCCCAACAACTTCTGGAACTACAGCTTACTTAGATTTCAATGACACAACGTGGTCTACTGCAACGATCACTGCTCGTGGGGCGTTGATTTACCAGTCTGGCGGCTCTAATCCAGCCGTTGCGGTCCTTGATTTTGGGGCTGATAAAACGTCTACTGCCGGTGACTTTACTATCCAGTTCCCTACAGCAGACGCATCAAACGCTATCGTTCGCATTGCGTAGATTGAGCTATGGCTGACGTCGTTGTTACTTATCGTGGGTACTCCGCCGGAGGGTGGGGTGAGACCGCGTGGGGGCAAGACGTCCAGTTGCCATACGCTACTGGTACGGTTGGTACTGTATCTGTAGTAGCAAATGCAAATGTTTACCCAGCGGGGCTATCCGCCAGTGCAGGGCTTGGCTCTGTATTAGTAGTAGCTGAAGCAAACATATACCCTACGGGCGTATCAGCCGCAGGACAAACGGGCACGGTAGATATAACAACCGATGCCACCGTGGCTACATCAGGGCTTGAAGCAACCGGCGGACTTGGCACAGTAGGCGTAATTGCTGAAGCCAATATTTATGCGGATGGCGTGCAGAGTACAGCCCAGCTAGGCGATGTAGTTGTATCCGCCGATGCGAATGTATACCCCGTCGGGGTCCAAGCCACGGTATCAGAAGGTGCCGTATCCATAACCGCGGATGCAAATGTAGCAACGTCTGGACTAGCTGCTAGTGCCGGACTAGGCTCTGTAGTTGTATCCGCCGACGCAAATATAGTTGTAGTTGGAATTGCCGCCTCAGCTTCTGTAGGGACCGTACAAACTACTGCTGACGCGAATGTAAGCACTTCTGGGCTCGCGGCTACTGGCGTTGTTGGGACCCCTTATATAGCGCTAGGGATGACTGTACGCCCAACTGGAGTAGTTGGCACTGGGGTGGTTTCTAGTGCGACTGTTGCAATAGACACTACTGTAGAAGTTACGGGAGTACCCTGCACCGGTGCTGTCGGTACTGTATTCCTTTGGGGGGATATTAATACTGACCAAGTTCCCGGTTGGGGAGACGTTAGTAGCAACCAGACACCAACTTGGGGTAATGTTACATTAATACAAGACGCAGATTGGCAAGATATAGCCGCGTGAGGAATAAAACATGACGACACAGTACACTTCAATACTTAAATTAGCTCTCCCTGTTCAGGGGGAATTAAGCGGTACATGGGGTGACGTAGTAAACGACAACATTACGTCAATGGTCGAAGAAGCGATTGCGGGCCGCGCGGTTATTAACTCGTGGACCACCAACTCGCATACCCTTACAACTGCGGATGGCACCACTTCTGAATCCCGATGCGCGCTACTTGAGTTCACCGACACTGGTGTGGCGCTTACTGGCGCAGCAACTGTTGTATGCCCCGATGCTACAAAACTGTACATATGCAAGAACGACGCTGGGCAACAAGTCACTATTAAGACATCGGCTGGTACGGGGGTAGCTATCCCTGACGGCACGACAATGATTGTGTTTTGTGATACAACAAATGTTGAAGAAGTTGTCACAAACATAAACACACTGTCCTACGGCGGTTACACAATTACGTTTGGCGGTGCAGTAACAACTGCTGGAGCTTTTACTACTTCTGGCGCGTATTCGTTGACTCTTACAACAACGGGTACAACTGATGTAACGTTACCAACTACTGGGACGCTGGCTACACTAGACGGTACCGAAACCCTAACAAACAAAACACTTACTGCCCCTACGATTACATCCCCCACACTTACGGGTAGCATCTCTGCCACAGATTTGGATATATC